CGTCAATCCTTTCATAGAAGCAACAGCCTTAGCAAGTACACTACCAATTGGGAGACTCGGATTTGATGCATGTTTAAGATGTTCTTGATATGGATACCTACCTTTACCTTTCATCTTAGGTGGGCCCCATTTTTGAGGTACGTCAAAAACTTCTTCTACAGCTTCAGAAATCATAGTTGGAGTAACATTGCTGTGCGGAGTAGCCTTGCCTGAGGTCTGTCCATAAACTTCTACAAATGCACCATCTGTCAAGAAATTCAATGCACTTTTTGGATGAATATCGTTGCCTTCAATAGTTGGTTTACCCATTGTTTCCATTGGGAATGTGCCCATTTCAGGTTCAAGAACACCACTAGATGCTGACATAACAACTCCATCGCGATTAGACAATTCACTTAATGCACGTTCAACTTCAAATGCAGTAACGACACCACAACCACCAAGTCTTCTTTTCCCACCAAGATGAAAACCAAGAATCGTAGAACCTTTTCCATCAGAAATGAGTGGTGACATACACATTCCTTCCTTAGTTTCAACAGGTAAATTATAATACATTCCATAAAAAGTACACATGGAATGTCTTACTTCACTCGTAGACTCGGTGAGTGTAGGAAGAATTGTTATATTATCATCCTTGGTGTTCCTAGTTACCAAACGTGCAGGCATACGTGGAAAAATAGGAGTGATTGGGAGGAATTTGCGAAAATCCTTCATAGAACCGCCACTCGTAATAAATGCAATCGAAAAATCCGTATTTGGGATGGAAACAGTATAAGCTCTCGAAATTTTGTCTCTGAAATATGAACCAACTTTTTCTTCAGCTTTCTTGTAACATCGGATCTTTATGTCTTCATCTGGATGAGCATCTATGAAATGAGTTGGAAGCATTAGGAAATTGGACATTACATAGAAACCCAATGTTGTTCTTCCACCTTCTGATATGATACCAATCAAATTTGTCTTTAATGCTTTTGCAAGATTACTAGAACTTGTTGTCTTACATGGCTCAGGCATAGGGACAGGATCAGTTTCTACCGCTAACCAAGGGTTATCTGCGTCATTACGTTTCCGAACATCCTCGAATGAATCAGGATTCAAAGTGGATTGAGCATTCAACTCAGTATAACGAGACTTCATAACTGAGAGAATGAGAGCAATTGC